TGTTGGTTCATCATGGCTTTCATACGGTCTAAGTTAATTCTATCTTCACCTTCTTGTTTTTTTCTGTTGTTCTCTTGTGCTTGAAGGTCTAATTCTCTAGCTCTTAACATTGCAATAGGGTCATTTCCAAATTGTGAAGTAATTTTTTTCTCTTCGTTCATGTATTCTTCCATCATTTCAGAAATTAGTACAGCTTTTCTAGCTTCGATACGTTGTTGCATAGCCATAGCTTGTTGTTGCATCTGTGGATTCTGTTGTGCCATCTGCATCATCTGTGCTAGTTGTGGCAACTCTTGTCTAAACTCTAATTCGATCTGTTCTTGTGCCATTAAACTAATATGTTCTAAAATATTTTTTTGTATAGACGCTCCAACTGCAGGTGCGTTCTTAACCATGTTTGTTTCTAAGAAATTTAAGTGAGCAGTAATGTGTGATCTATGATCTTGACCAGGGAAAGCTTGAAAAGGTTTTCCACCTAATGCATCGATATGTTCTAATGCAGGATCTTTTGGTGTTGGTGGTTGTGGTCTAATTAAAATAGAGTCAATATCTTTTACACCTAACGCTTCATACATATTTCTATACACTTGATACTGATTGTGTAGTTGTGGATTGGACGAAGCCAGTTGCATTTCCGTTTGGGCTAGGGAGATTCTCTGAGTTTGAGAAAATATGTTTGGATCTGCAACCGGCAATATATCTACTCTATCATCGAAGTCTAATTGCTTGACTTGTTTTTGACCGCCGACAATATCGTATGGATAGATTGGAGGTAGATATAACTTGAAAACTCTTGCTAATAAATTAAATTCTTTTTTCATAGAGGCATACAATCTTTTATGTATGGCAGACATTGTTCTGCTCCCTCTTTCAAGCATAGCAACTGTCGTGCCCACTGCAGCTTGCTGATTCCCGTCTCCCACTTGCAGATCTGCTATTGAAGCGAATCTTTGACCTGCTTGTACCACGACACCCATAAGCGATAATAAGGTTTGCGATGGTTCCTTAAAAGGAAGAGGCATGAAAGCATCTCTAAGAGATCCACCAGGAGCATCTACATCTCTAAACTCTCCAGGTTGAATTGGTTGATTCTCGTCTCTCATTTTTATACCACGCATTTTAAATCCGGCAGGTAAGTTTGATAACGTTCCTGCATCTAACAATGATCTTAAAGCTGATGTTGCTGTTCTAGATAATCCACCAATCATGTGAATTAATCCAAAGCCATAAAAGCCAAGTCCTGGTAAAAATTTAAAGTGTACGAAGTAATCTATTTTGTTTTTTAAAGGATCTCCTATTTCATAGTTTCTTCTAATAGATAAAGTTTCTCTAGATCCTTCTTCAATGGTAACGATGTACGGTAGTTTAATTCCTGTTGGCATACCTTCTGCATCAACATCATTAAATCCGTCTATGTCTAAGTTTACGTGACACTCAAGAAGATTAAAAATTCTCTCATCTCTACCTTTTCTTGTGCCGTCTAATTCTCGTTCTTTTTTTTCTATATCTGATTCATTTACATAAGAAGGATTTAATTCTATATCTCTATAAAAACCTCCTACTTGTTGTTTACGTAATTCGTTTTCAGAAATTTTAACAACGTGAATAATTGATTCTGCATCATCTAAAGATGTAGCTGTGTAAGGTACAACTAAATCATCAGCTGGTACAAATTTAGAAACTGCTCTTTGCATTATCTCATCATAATAAACTTTTTTAAATGCAGATCCTGATAGTGGTAAATAAAATAACATTTGATCAAGTTCAGCTTCATACTCTTTCATCTGATCCATGATTTGATAATTCATAAAGTCTTTGACTCTCGCTGCTTGCTGCTCTCTTTCAGCTGAGATCTGACCTATGATCTGTGTACGTACAGGTCCACCTGCTGGTAACAATTCTTTATAAGCAAGTGCTTGAAATTGTGTAACTGCTTCGGCTAGTACAGGATGTGTTGCACCTGATGCACCTTTGAATGGTTCTGTTTTACTTTCGTATTTAAATCCTAATAAATCTAATCCTGATGTATAAGATTTTTCCCAATCACTTCTTGAAGATTTATAGTCTTCATAATTAGAAAAGAGTTCCGAGCCTATAGGGGCGAGGACATTCTCTGGTAATAATTCTGCTAAGTTTGCAAAGTGCCCTTCGTCTTGTCCAGGGTTAACTTGCGATGGATCAAAGTTAACATCAACACTTCCGTCTTCGTTCTCTTGAACGTCAACAGGTTCTTGAGGATCTTTTTGTTGTTCCTCTAGCTCGATGTTAATATCTTCTTCGTTAGGTATATTTATAGTTTGCTCAACGTTTGGAAGAGCCTTGTCCATATCTGCCATTTATTTTCTCCAATCGTGCGACCTTAACCTTTTTAATAGGAATATTCAAGCCCTGTGGGTTAGGTCCTCTTTTTGGTGGTGTAGTCTTGGTTAATTTTTTCATACTACCAATAGTAACTATATTTTCTAGGAGGTGATTTCTCTTCCTCATAATCTTCAGGGTGAGTTATTAATCCTCCCTGTCTAAATCTCATAACAGCTTGTGTCATAGAGTCAACTAAATCGTCATGATCTCCATAAGGGAAAGCAGCACACTCTTCCATAACTTCTTGTGCAAATTTTTTATCTGTTGGAGCCCATATCATACCACTTTCAAATAATGGTGCAACAGAATTAACTCTAGTATGCTTATCATTTCCTTTTGATGGTGTGAAGTTGACTACAGGTATTCCCATAGCTCTAAGCTCATAAGTAAGTGGTAGTCCTGATGCCTTAGCCTCAACTAACACAGTTTCTGGTTGCCAGTAGTCATACTGTTCTTTCGCTACTCGTCTCAACTCAGGAAATTCTAGTCTCTCTTTCATAGCATCGAGTAAAATTAAATTAGCTGGTGAATCCTCATTCTCTTGAAACACGCCCCACGTTGTAATGGCAGAGTAATCGGCAGTTTCTTTTTTCATGAAAGCAGTATCGTAAGATTGGATAACATGTTTTAAAGAGGGTAAACTATCCTTGTCCCAATTCTTCCACCACTCTCTTTTTATAATTGCACCTTCTTCAGAAGAAGGATTCTGCATCCACTGTGCATTCCACTTACCAACTGACAGTGATGCTTTAACAGCTTCAAGTTCATCTAGTTTCCAGTAGCCTGGCCAAACAGGTTTCTTACTTGGCAAAATTGCTGGGAACTCTACTACTTCCCATTTATCAGCTTTGATTTCTTTTTGTGATTTTAATAACATACCTGTTAAATCTTTTGTATTCCATCTGGTCATTACACAAACAATTTTACCACCTGGCTGTAAACGTTGTCGAGGACCTGATGTATACCATTCATATGCTCGCTCAAGAGCTTGCATGTTCATAGCATCTTGCTCCGAGTGTGGATCATCTATAATTAATAAATCTGCACCCCGACCTGTAATTGCTCCACCAACACCAGCAGCAAAGTATTCTCCACCTTGTGCAGTTTCCCAGCGACCTGCTGCTTGTGAATCTTCTCTAAGTCTAGTTGGAAATACTGATTTGTATTCTTCTGTGTCCATTAATGTTTTTGCCTTACGCCCGAACCTTATGGCTAGTTCTCCGGTGTGGGTCGTTTGAATAATTTTTAGTTTTGGGTTTCTCCCGATCATCCAGGCAGGGAGCAGGGAACTGGCGAACTCTGACTTGGTATGTCTTGGTGGCATGTTAACAATTAATCGTTTAACTTTACCTGTAGACATTTCGTTAAATTTTTTTGCAATAATTTTATGGTGCGGACCCTCAATGAATTCTGGCCACATGTGTTTTACAAAACTTAAAAAATCAGATTGTATATGAGATATCTTTTTCTTTTCTCCAAACTTTAAATACATTCTCATAAAGTCTTTTCTTACATCTGGAGGTAATTTTTTTATTTTTTTTAAGTCAATATTCATAATATTTTTTTGCAAAATTTTTTTTAAATTTTTTTTGGTTGATTTTGGAACCCATAATGGTTTTATAGGCTAAAACCCTCTAAATCAAGCTATAAAGGGTATACTAAGGGACCCCTATATTTTAGGGGGTATAATAACAATATGCCTAGCGCAAATTTTTGCATGGCACTGGTACCTCTATTGATTGTAGCCCCGCAGGGGGCGCACAACCTATGGTTGTGCATGTTATGTTGTTAGTCTAGTAGTGTCATGTATGCTGTTACATTTAACCTGCTAAACTTATCTAATTTCTTTTGCATTGTATCGTAGTCCGCTCCCTCTTCTGCTGTCTTGATCTCTATGTATAGTTTATGTTCCTTCTCAGTTAACATTGCTGATTGACCTGAATAAGGGTTAGTTGTTTTTATTAGTTGAGCCATTCTTAATCCTCTGTTGTAGTTTATATAACTTACGATCGTAATAGATCTCCATGTTTACTGCTATGACAAATAATACAAAGCCACTCAGTAAGAATGTTATGCCTATGTATAGTAACGTATTGTACATTGTGTATCCTTTCGTTTGTTTATAGTCCTATAATATCCTATGATAGATACTATGTCAAGTGTAATAATAAAGTATTATTACTGCACCTATAAACCCTATTATAAGTTCAACCATTAGTTTAACCCTCCCTCATATGTAATCTTTACGCCACCTGTTGCGGTTCTGTATCCATTAGCATCTACATCAAAGTAAGTCATACAAGGTTTCATATCCTTGCTAGTCCATTCCTTACAATCTTTAGTC